TTCTTTTTTATAACCATGTATTTTATTTGTGCTAGTTTCTAAAATAATATGATTAAAACAGCGAATACAAGCGTATTTAAACATATTATCTTTAATGTAACCACCAGCCTTAATTCCATCAACTTCATAAGCAACAACAGAATTTAGACCTATCATATTAGTTAATAAATATTGCTTGTTGCAATAAACACAACAACTAGATTCCCCAAATTTCATGTCTTTGCTCCAATAGTTCAGCACTGTTCCACGTCCAATCATCTAATTTAGGCACTATTAAATGCTTCATATCATCTGGTTCATTACAAGCATTAAAGATATTAGCACAACTCATTAGGTGCATTTCTATTTCTTTCAAATATTTAGCGTTAGGTACAAAATCAACAAATTCACATCTCTTAGGCGTACAAATTAAAAGTTTAATTTCAACAGGCTTATCAAACTTTTCCTTCATAGCTTTGCCATAAATAGCCATCTGAAGCATATCATCATGTGTAGGCATAAACTTGGCTTTTGTTTTAAGATCAATAATTAATATTTTTTCTTCGTATTCAAAAACAAAATCAGTAAACCCATAAAAAGGTATATCTAAAATATTTGTATCTATACGACCTTGAAAAGATAAAAAATGATCTTTGAGAGGTGCTAGTTGTTCAAAGCATTGTTCAACCATTGGTGCAATCATATCATGTTGCTTATCATCTTCTTCTTCCAATAAAGCTGTAGCTGATTTGTAGTAAGTAATGGCTTTTTCAAAACATTCTTCAACAGTAGCGTTATTAGTAAATAAATGATTTAGGCCAAACTCTACTGCTGTACCTCGTTCCATTGCGTGATTTGAGGTTGTAGGATAGCCATAGATGTATCGTAAGACAAATTGTGCTGGGTTATTCTTCCAAGTCTTGATCTTACTTGCAGAAAATGGAAGCATATCTTTTTCTAATTTAAACTTTGTAAATATTTCTGGATTAATCATACCAATAACACTCCTTGTCTTTTATCTAATGGTTTCCAATTATAATAATAAAGTTTAGCTGGTTCTCCTGTAAACTTATCTGTTACAATCGTCGTTTTAATTGGATTGTCTAATTGATTAAAAGCAACAATCATTTTTTCACTTTTATATTTAATTTCTAAATCTTTTTTCTGAAAACTAGCTTTGTTTACATAGCGTTCATGTACTGGTGCTAAATTACCGAATAGTGTTGTTATCTTTTTTGTTATCATTGTTTTCTCCTAAATATTTTTTCATAACATAGTTTAAAATCTTTGCTGAATTTAATCCAGTTATACCTACTTCCTTTTCTACTTTTTGTTTTGTTTGGGCATATGATACCTTATCTAATTCAAGTATGAATCGTTGCGGCACATAACCTCTAACTGGTTTTGGCATTTTTCATTCTCCTTTGTACTATTTCTTTTAGTTTATCTTTTTGTTTATTAATTACAGAACTGTCAGAATGACACGATCTGCATAAAGGAATGAGATTTGATATTTTATCTTTATGACCTTTTTTATCTCCACCCATTCCTTTGCTGATTATATGATGAATATCAATCCAAACATTTTTGTTACAGTACCAACACAGTTCAGCATAACTATCAGCTTCCGTATAGCCATAGTATTTCATAAACATTCGTAGGTACTTTTTCATTAAATGTCTGGCGATTGATTGAACTCTTCATCTTTGAGTTCTAGTTTTAGATTTAAAGTACCATCTTCATTCTTCCAGATTGCGGCTGAATAAAGTCTTTCTGGGTCTAAAACCACCTTTTCTTTTATTTGTACTTTGTTGTTTTGATATACAGGTTTTGAATCTCCTTCAACCTTATTATCGTTCTTAAACATTTTTATATAAGTTTTCATATATCCATTCCATTATTTTGATTTATTATCTTCGGCTTATCCGAATTTCTAGCAACTAAACCAGCCGCTAAATTAGCATCATCATCACTAGCTAACCCATACAAAGATTGTAAACCATAACGCTTTGCATAAGTTATAGCTGATCCCATCTTTTGAGGATTATCTTTATCATTCCCATTAATTAAAACAGGAACAGTACATTCTAAAGTTTCTTTATCTTGAATATGAGATACGATTGTTTTAACAAAAATATCTCTGTGTAATTCTTGATATTTAACTTCAGTACCATTCTCTGTTTTTACTCGTTCAAGTATAATATTTTTATACTCAACCGATTGTGAAAATGACAATCCAAATTCAGCACCATGATTTACCGCAGTAATAACACTTGTTAAATCTGAGTAGGTGCTTTTAAAATATTCGTTACTGGTATTTTTAGTTGCAGTAACATTCATCTCTTGAAACATTGTTAATGCTTCTTTCAATGTCTTAGGGTTTTCCCTTGCGTTCATATTTTTTTCTCCTATTTCAGAATAGAATAATCTCTATTCGTCATACATTCTTTTATCACTTTTTCCTCGTGATAACCATACTGAAAGCCACTCATTTGGCTTTGAGCAGTAAACCGACATTCTTGTAAATCTCCATAAAAGTTTTTAGCCTGTGAACCTTTAGGATCGTAGACAGGCATATAAGAGCAACTTGTCATAGCGATAAACATTAAAATCATAACAACCCAGAAAAATAATTTATACCAATTAAAAGGCTTTTCATGTTTTCTAAAGGCTCGTACTGGTTTTTTAGTTCTAGCGTCATAACCAATTACTGGATCTTGCGTATAGATTTTAAACTTTGTCATTTTCAAAACTCAGTTTAGGTTTATACGCAACAACATTCTTAGAAAGTCTTGGTTGTTTTTTATAAACTTTTTTTATTTGTTTTTTAATTGGTTCTTTTCTGCCATAAACAACATCATTAGTGCTTCCAATTAAACCTTCAGTTAATTCCAAAACATAATCAGTAAATTTAATAGACATTATTTTTTCTCCTGTTTTTTTAGTTGTTGTAAAACCTCTTTCATGTAAGAAGTTTTATTTAGGTTTTTCCAATGCTTAGATAACTTTCTAAAAGTTGTACTCCATTGGTCATTAGCTTTATCAAAGTTAGCTAGATGATCTTTTAAATAACTATACTTAATTCTCTCATTAAGATTTTTAGCATAGCTGTTTTGTATTTTATATTGTTTGTGTTCTCCATCAAAATGAGCAACACAATGATAATACTTATTAGATTTTTTAATAAAAAATGGGTACGTCCCACAATCAATTAGTTTATACATTTTTTTTCTCCTAAATTTATTCTAATCCATTGTTTACAAGATTCCAAGTTTGATCTTGTTGCAATTACAGTACCAGAACTTACATCAGTAATATCCCAATGACCATTCTGGTTTCTGCCTGTAAATTTATTTCTAGTGTAACGACTAAAAATTTTAGGCTCGTGATGAACCCAAGATAATTTATAAAATTTATTTTGGAACTCTACCTCATAAACATTATATTTATCTTTTTTCCAATCAACCCTACCTAAATCTCTAGTAATTAAATCTCTAGTAATGTTAGACATTTTTTCTCCTATAACCAATGCGGTACTAAAAATAGTATCGCATTAGTAACTAATATTAAAACAAATAACCAACTAGGCATTATAAATCTCCTTAGCTTTATTTCTTAAATCATAAGATGTTTTAGAAATAGTATTTTTAACTTGCTCTGATTTATTAGCTAAAGCATTAACAAAACTTTTTCTTGCAAAATGTTTTTCATATTTGCAACTAAAATCAAAAGCGTCAATGAGAGGATCAAAATAATTTTTTTGATTTTCTCTATAAGAAGCTAATACAGTAATTGTGTTAGCTAAGTTTTTTTTAAAATAATTCATATTTTTTTCTCCTAAGTTATAGTTGTTTAATTTGATTGTTTTCTTTGTAGTACATTCTTGCATGACCTAAATCTTGCTCAGTATAAATATCTAAAGGTTCAAAACCAATATTACCATTAGTCTCAGTATCAAGATAAAAACCTTCACATCTATCTTCACAATATTCAATATCAAATCTAGAGTCATCTTTTGAATAACCCTCATCATCATCATTTGCTGTGAAAAAATAAACACCATTATTTTTTATGTACTCAACAACTTCTTGTTTTATTTTTTCTGAAACCGCAGAAAGTTTAATATCAGTATCTTTTTTAGGTCTACCAAATAAACGATTATTTTTATTTGGTCTGTCATAGTAATTTGACCAAACTGAAATATATTCAAATTGTTCAATAACTTCTATTGCAGATAATTTTGAAATTTTATCAAAATATATTTCAACATCTATTGCATTTTGGTATTCAGTATTATTAGTTTTAGTATTCATATTTTTTTCTCCTAAGTTATGGCGGCTCATTATTGAGCCACCTCATTAAAATTATCACTATCTAAAGCTATATGACATAAAATATCATCAGCTTGACTTTGTATGTTTGGAAAATATCTTGCTAAATGATGAACAGTTTCTTGTTTATGTTTTTCATCATTCCAATAATCATAATCAATTTCAACAAAAAAACCATCAACCCAAATTGGATCATTTATATGATGATGTTCAAAACCCCAATTTTGAATTTTACCTTTTTTAATATGAAAATGATAACCAAGCGTAGTTGGGCCTAGTATTTCAAGAACAGCTTTTGTAATTATTTCTGTGTGTTTAAGATTGTTATTCATTTTTTTCTCCATAATTAATATGTATATTCTTATATGTTTATTTTACATAATCAATACATTTATTAACATTTTGTGTTTTTTTTTTAATTATGTATAAATCCCTGTAAGGGGCTGGTTTTCATTTTTTTCTCCTAAATTAAAACGTTCCAGCCCTTTTTTTTATGCTATATCTAGTGTGTGAAAGAATCTGACATACAAGAAGAAATCTGCGATTATTTAGATAATAAGAAAAAAACCCATTTATTTCGCTATTTTCACGTCCCTAATGGCGGTAAACATAAGGTTTGGTATCTTCATAAGCTGGTTCGTATGGGAATGAAATCTGGTGTTCCAGACTTAGTATTGGAATTTCCAGATGGTAAGATGGTTTATTTAGAGATAAAAACCGATAAAGGTAGACTATCAGAAAAGCAGATTATATGGCAAAAAGTCTCTAAGGTGCTAAATACCCCTCACTATGTCATAAAAGGCTCTGTAGAGGCAAATATGAGCGTTTTAGAGGGTATTTTTGATCTGTTCCCAGATAGTAAGATTAAGGTGTGATTTTGTGTATAGATTTGACTACGCCTAGAGGGATAATATTCCTATCTCCGTAAAAACCATCTTGAGAATAGCTGGCGAAGGTGTAGAGGTATTTTTTATCTTTTTTCAGTATAAAAGCGATTGTTTTGATCGTGGCGGTGCGTAATCGTAATGCTTCATCTAAACTTTGAATGCTGGAATCTCCGACTATATCTTCCCAAATAATTTCATAGAGAGAATAATCAGTATTGCTAATTCTGATTTTTATATCTTTTTTTAATTTTCTTTCTGGCATTGGCTTTGAGTGGCTTACGTTTTTTTGTGCCAATCAATTCTCTGATTGCTGTTGATGTTGTAAAACCACTCATAAACCTATTTCTTTTTCTTTTTTTTCTTTTTCTTCTTCATAGGTGGTCTACCTTTTTTAGAACCATATGTTCCTATTCCTTTTGGCATAGCTTACTCCTAATGTAATATGTAATTATGAATACCAACTGCAATAACTGCAATGATAATTGCTTGAACCCACCACTTTAATGAAAGAAATGAATCCCACCATTTTTCTATTTTCTGTTTCATTTTGTCAAACCTTTCGCTTTTTCAAAACTGCGGAGTCCACCTAGACCCAGCATACCCAGAACCAGTGGCATTAACTGCCCTAGATCAAGAGCGACCCAATCTACTTGAACTTGGAACATTTGTAAAATCATATCTAATATTGGTTGAAAAAGGTACACATAGCCAATACTCAAACCAGATACCCAACCTAAGAATGGACGCCAGCCAGAAACAAATACTGATCTATGTGAAGCCTCTGCCTTATTTATGTCTAATTGTTTTTCTTGTAGTTTAGCGTCTATCTCCTTCATTTGAAGTTTTAGCTTTTCTTTTTCTTCTCCAGAAAAATGCATGTCGTCTATAACATTCCCTACAGCTTTTATTGTATCACCACCAAATAATTTACCTAACATGATCATCTCCAAATAGTTGTTTACTTATTCTTTCCATTTTTTCTTTTAAGTCCTCTTCTTTATATTTTTTACGCATATCCAGAATATATTGTTTTTCCTCTGGTGTCGTTATTCTTTTTCTATGTTTTCTGAGATCAACTTTCTCATCTTCTTCATGAGTGCTGTTGCTCTGTTCGGTGTCTGATTGTACCATCTACTATCCTTCATTTGGGCAATCGCCTCTTTCCAGTTTTCATCAGCCAATGCCTGTTTGAATTTAACAAATTTTTCTAACTTAGGCAAACCAATCTGAAATGCCATCTCAAGACATACCTCTTGAACAATATCTGGCATATCTCCGCAAGGTTTTAAAAATGTCTGCATATCTCTTTTAGCTATCATGTAATCTACTAAAAATAGTTTAAGTCCTGTTTCATAAGTAATACCATCTCTAAATTCATGTTTTTCACGATCTTTAACTAAATGTCCAGCTCCTATAGTCCAATGTCCTAAATGGTCTTTGTAGGGTTTTAAAATTATCCCACCTTCATGATCTATTATTTCTTGGTGTAATCTAGCGTCATCAATCATCTGTTCCTCCTATATTATGTAATTCTTCTAATTCTAAATCCATTAATGTTTTAAGTTTTTCTAAGTACACAATGGCGTCCCATAATTCTTCTTGAGCGTCATCAATCCACGCAACAAAAGATTTTTTACTATGTAACATTGTAGAGCCATATTTTTTAATACCATCATCAGCTCTTTTGCTCATTCGTTGCATTATTTTTTTTATCATTTTGTCTTTCGTCATATTTCTCCTCTAGTTCTAACATTGAAATAAAATTATGTGATTGGATATGTCCATCTGAAATCATTAGTTGTGTTATACCATAAGACCACCCATTTGCGTTATTTTTTGCATATTCTTCTAAATGTCCGTAGTTCATACAAGTACCAACATTCACAATTTTAACATAATTACCTTTGCCTAGTTTACTGGCTCTCCAGCTTCGTTCTCTATGTGAATGACCAAATACAATATCGTGAGTTGCACTATTTGAAATTATACTTGCTTCAGCAGTTTTACCGCCAATCTCTCTACCCATTTCATTCATAGGTACATGAACAAATGCCACCCCCTTACAGAAATAGAAATCTCCATATTCAGAAATACCCCAACCTCTTTTTCTCCATAGAGTTTCATATTGCTGTGAGAAAGCTCCGACTACTTCTTTGTGTTCGTTTTCATATCGGTATAATCGCATTTCGTGATTACCTAAACAGTAATGCTTAATAGGGTTAATATCTCCCATGCCTTTATGTAAAAGCTCTAAACATTCTTCGGCAGTATTTATATCTTCTAAAATAGGTGGTTTCTTAGAACCTTTTACTGTGTGGTTTTTATCATAGAATGAACAAGAATCCATAGAAGTGAAATCACCAATACAAATTAAATAGTCTGGATTATAATCTCTTATAGCTTTGCCTATCCATAAAAATCTAGATTGATCTTCTTCTGGGGAACAGTGAGCGTCTGGAATAACGAATACTTTTGTTGGCGTTGAAAATGTGGTGCGTTGTGCTGGTATTCTTACAATAGGTTTTTTATATTCTTCTATTACAACTTGCGGTTTTACTTCTTTGTATCTATGCCACTCAATAGTCCAATGTGAACTTTCTAGTGCTAGCTTTTCTATCTTATCTATTTTTCTTTGAAGTGTAGTTCGTGGAATATCTAAAATATCTTCTACAATTTTTTTAGCACCAGATGGTTGAT